AGTATAAAGGCAAGTCTGCTGAAGAACTTGTACAGATGCACCAAGAAGCTGAAAAGCTATTGGGCCGACAAAGTTCTGAAGTAGGTGAGTTACGTAAGGTTGTTGATACGTATATCCAGACTCAACTCACTCAAGATCAACAAGAAGCACCCCAACAAGACGAAGAAGTAGATTGGTTTACAGACCCTGATAAGGCTGTAGATAGGGCGATTCAAAACCACCCTAAGATTAAGGAAGCTGAAGCACTCACTCAGCAATACAAGCAGAGTACTGCTATGTCGGAGCTACAACGTAAGCATCCTGACATGCAGCAGATACTACAAGATGCTAACTTTGCTGAATGGATCAAAGCCTCTAAGGTCAGGACTAGACTGTTTGTAGCAGCAGACCAACAGTACGATCACGAAGCCGCCGATGAGTTATTTAACTTATGGAAAGAGCGACAGAACATCGTACAACAGACTGCCGCTGTAGAGCAACAAGCTCGTAAGCAATCAGTTAAGACAGCATCTACTGGTAATGCCAGTGGTAGCACTGAGTCAGCCCCTAAGAAGATCTACCGACGCGCAGACATTATTAACCTTATGAAAACAGACCCTGACCGCTACGCTGCCTTACAACCTGAAATTATGAAGGCGTATGCGGAGAAACGGGTCAGATAGTATATCTTAGGAGATATTTATTATGACTGATTCCACATATCCCGCAACTGGCGGGTTCGTTGACAACACTAGCGCAGCTACTTTCATTCCAGAAATTTGGAGTGACGAGATTGTTGCCGCATACCAGAAGAACCTTGTCTTGGCAAACCTTGTCAAGAAGATGTCTATGGCTGGCAAGAAGGGCGACACGATCCATGTGCCTAAGCCTGTCCGTGGTGATGCACACGCTAAAGCAGAGAACACTGCTGTAACGGTACAGAACGCTACTGAAGGTGAAGTGCAAATCTCTATTGACAAGCACTTTGAGTACTCTCGCTTGATCGAAGACATCACCGATGTACAAGCTCTTAGCTCACTGCGTCAGTTCTACACGGAAGACGCTGGTTACGCTTTGGCTAAGCAAGTTGACACTGACCTGCACTCTTTGGCTACTGGCCTTGGTGCTTCCGGTACAACTTCTACGACTTACCTAAACAATGGCGGTACGTTCTTCGTAGACGCTACTAACGGTTTGTCTACCTACACTGCTGACACGGTAACAACTGCTGACGTATTCACCGACGCTGGTTTCCGTGGCATCATTCAGAAGCTGGACGACGCTGACGTACCAATGGAAAACCGTTGCTTCGTCATTCCTCCTTCAGTACGCAACACCATTATGGGTATTGATCGTTACGTAAGCTCTGACTTCGTAAACAACGGTCAAGTCACTAATGGTCAGATTGGTCAACTGTACGGCATTGACGTATTTGTTAGCACCAACTGCCCTGTTGTTGAAGCTGCTGGCGATAACTCTGCTTCTGCTGTAGACTCTCTGGGTGCGCTGTTGTTCCAGAAGGATGCAATTGTCATGGCTGAGCAACTGGGTGTACGCTCTCAGACTCAGTACAAGCAAGAGTTTCTTGCTAACCTGTTTACTTCAGACACTCTGTATGGCGTTGCTGTACTACGTCCTGAGTCAGGTGTGACTTTGGTTGTTCCTAAGTAACAACTGTTTAGCTGGGGGCTGCTTCGGTGGCCCCTAGTTTTATTTATAAGGAGAGTATCATGTGGCAAGCGTTAATTGGGCCTGTTTCTAACTTAGTCGGTACGTTCCTTAAAAATAAAGCTGCTGAAAAACAAGCAGTACATGAGTCCAAGATGCGCCGTATTGAAGCGGATGCAGACTGGGAGACTCAGCAAGCTGCTGCTTCACAGTCCTCTTGGAAGGACGAATGGTTCGCTATAATACTCAGTTTGCCTCTAATAGGCGCTTTTATCCCTAGTATGGTGCCTTATGTACAAGAAGGTTTTATTGTTCTTAGCTCTATGCCTGATTACTACAAAGGTTTCCTAGCGGCTGCTATTGCTGCTAGCTTTGGCATCAAGAGCGTATCTGCTTGGGGCAAGAAGTAAATGCCACCAGATTTTACTTTACCTCCAGATTTTAGTATCTTTGATATAGATTTCGGTATAGATCTAACTGGCTTAGAGCCTATAGATTGGAGTGATTACGTTAGTATTAGCCCCGGTGGCCCATCTGGAGGCTCAAGCTCTGCTGTTACTTTATCTGGCGGTATAGAAAACTACAAAAACTCATTAACGGGTGGTGCAAACTACTTTGATATTGATGATGTTGATGAAGTAGATGACTGGTACGATAACCAGTTTAACAGTGCTCTTAGAGGTCTAACAGCAACTCCAGAAACTTATTTTAACGCTGTATCCGGTACACCTGAGTACCTAAGAAACTTTAATACTCCAGCTACTTCTAGTACAGTAAGCGATGCTTTTGGGCGCATAGCTAACTTAACAGACACTCAAGACATTGCGTCTACATTAAGTGAGTACTATGGTTACGACATAACCCCTGCTGAACAATCCTTTAATAGGTTCGGTGGTAATCTACAAACTCACACTAGTAGCTCTAAAGAACAACTACAAGAATTTCATTCTCTTGTTGAGCCTATCCTTCAAGAACAAGTACCTTTCTTACAGGCTACTGAAGGACTGAACTATCAAGATGCTTTGATTGAAGCGTACAAGCGTGACCCTATGCTTCAGTCTCTGTACTACAAGTATGATGTTACGCCTATAAGACAAACTGACGATGGTTCTACGTACCTGTACGATCCGTTTACTTATGGTGAGATTAGAACACTAGAAGTAAAAGATCCTAGTATTAGCGATATTGCTAAAAGTGTTTTACCTACATTAGCACTATCAGCAATTTTAGGGCCAGCGGCTAGTGGAATTGTAGGGGGTTTAGGAGCTAAAGGAGCTACAGCTAACATACTGTCTAGCGCACTTGCTAGTGCAGCATCAGCAGGAATACAGGGTGCTGACCTTGAGGACGCATTGACAGCAGGGCTGTTAGGGGGAGCTAACACTTTCTTAAGTCCTTATGTGTCTAGCGCCCTGTCTGATGTTGGTTTAGATCTAGGTACAGGACTAAACACGCTAGGTATTTCTCAAGATGATCTTGCAAGACTAGGTGCTGGCACTATTACTGGTGTAGCATCTGGAGAAGACTTAGATCAAGCTCTGCTTAGCGGCGTTGGCTCTCTTATACAACAAAGGGCTATGGATAGCCTACAGGGTATTTTTGCTCAAGAGCCAGAACCTGCACCAGAACCTACAACAGAAATAGATATTAGTGCTCAGACTGATCGTTACATGCCTGTTGGCGACATTCCTGAAACAGAAGCTGGTGCAGCGTTTGCTGACCAAGTAGCTGGGTTTGAAGTACCTACAATACCTGACTTTAATGATTTATCTTTGTATTCTGATCTTGAAGTACCTTCTATTAGCGGCCCTACGTCTGGCACCCCTAGACCGCCTAGTTTTCTACCTACAGAAAACTTTACAACATTTGGTTTAGGAGATTCTTTTGTATTTAGACCCAGTGCTGATACTTCTGGGCTACTAACTTCTAATAGGTTTCTAGAGCAACCTAATGTTGTAGATTTATTAGAAGATCCTACACAGATAGTTGATCCTAATAGGTTTGATAGGTTTTATCCAGAGCCAGTATTTAGTCCTATTACACCGCCAGAGTTACGTGTAGAGCCTACAATAGACTTAACACCTCCTGAACTTGACATACCTGACATTACATTTGATTTACCAGAGTTTGTACAGCCTCCTATAGACATAGCTCCACCTCCTGTATTTGTACAACCTCCACAGCCTATTATACCTACGCCTACAACAGGGGGCGGTGGTGGAGCATCAGGCGGCTTGTTGTCAGGAGGAAGTGTAACTGACGCTGTAATCACAGGAAACTTTGGTGGGTTAGCCGGAGGACAGCAGCCTGCACCACAGCCTACACCTGCACCACAGCCTACACCAGAGCCATCTGACAATATATTTGAAGACACTGTTGCTGGCCTTAGTGCAGATACTCCTTTAAGTTCTTCTATAGATAGACCTAGCAGTGCTATAGATAGACCTAGCAGTGCTAGATTAACTGAAGAAGAAGCCCAAGCAGTACGAGAACAAGCGGAGTTAGATCAGCAAAGGCTAGAGCGCGAAAGGCAGCAGCAAGCAGACAGAGAAAGGGCTGAAGCAGAAGCGGAAGCAGCAAGAAGACAACAAGAGCAAGAAAGACTAGAGAGAGAAAGACAAGAGCAACAAAGGTTAGAGCAAGAAAGACTAGAACAACAAAGGGCAGAACAAGAAAGACTTGAGCAAGAAAGGTTAGAAAGAGAGAGACAAGAGCAAGCAGAAAGAGAAAGGGCAGCAGAAGAAGCTAGGGAACGTGCAGAACAAGAAAGACTTGAAAGAGAAAGACAGGAACAAGAAAGATTAGAGAGAGAAAAAGCAGCGGCAGACGCGCTTAGGGAATCTCTTGCATCTGCACAAGGAGACTTAGCGGATCAACGTGAAACTATACAAGCTCAACAGTCAGACATAGACAGCCTTAACGACTCTGTATCTAGTCTAACAAGCACTGTTAATAATTTAGAGACTAGCTTACAGGAAGCTAGAGATGCTAAAGAAGCTGCCATACAGCAAGGTAATGATCGTTTAGCAGAATCTATGGAAAGGTACGAAAACTTGTTGGAAGAACAAGCTAACGAATCTAGACAGATTCTAGAGAACGCTATAGCCGCTGGTGAAACAAGGGTAGAAGAAGCTGTATCTGCTGGACAAGAAGCCGTAAATGCTGCTATTGAAGCCGGTAATGCTGCTGTAGCGAATGCTGTAGCTGCCGGTGAAGCTGCACAAGCAGAGGCTATAGCTGCCGGTGAAGCTGCTGTAGCAGATGCTGTAGCTGCTGGTGAAGCTCTAGGAGAGCAACGGTTTGGTGAAGGGCTGGGCCAAGGCAGAGGTGAAGGCGCTGGCGCAGGCATAGGTGCAGGGCTAGGCTTAGGTCTTCTTGCTGGCATGGGTGGAGGCGCTGGAGGCACTGGAGGCTATACACCACCTGACTTTGAGGACTATCAGTTTAGAAAAACATATCAAGCCCCTGAGTTACTAGAGTTAGCACCACAGTACGAAGGTTATCAAGCTCCTACACTACAAGGGTTATTTAGAGGATTCATATGAGTACGCAATATCTAACAATAGTAAACGAGGTACTGCGTCGGCTACGTGAAGACGAAGTATCTGCTGTAGCTAACACTACATACTCTAAGATGGTAGGAGACTTTGTAAATGATGCTAAGCGGATTGTAGAAGACTCACATGCTTGGTCTACACTAAGGACTACTATTGTAGTACCTACTGTAGCTAATACTACAGAGTACAGCTTAACAAACGCTGGGGAACGTGTTAAAATATACAGCGCTATTAACGACACCTCGAACTTCTTTATGCGTTATGAGTCACCTAACTGGTTTAACAACGCATATTACATTTCCGGTGAAGTTACAGGCACGCCAGACTCCTACACCTTTAGTGGTATAGACAGTAATGAAGACACTAAGATACAGGTGTACCCTAAGCCTGATGCAGTGTACTCTATGCGCTTTGACTTAATTGCTAGAGAAGCTGAGCTAGTTAATGATACAGACACTACAGTGTTACCTAAGAACGCTATTATCCACAATGCTGTAGCTTTGTTGGCTAGAGAGCGTGGTGAGACAGGCGGTACTACTGCACAGGATTATTTCTTAATTGCAGACAAGCATTTGTCAGATGCTGTGGCAATAGATGCCTACAAGAATCCTGAAGAATTTATTTACACGGTGCCCTAATGGCTGAGCAACGTCAAAACATATACATAGGTGCTCCCGGCTTCAAAGGTCTTAACACACAGGACTCTCCTGTAACACAAGACCCTGCTTTTGCGTCTATTGCTGAAAATGCTGTTATTGACAAGTTCGGCAGGATTGCAGCGCGTAAGGGTCTAAAGAAGCTCACAAGTAGTGCTACACCTTTAGGGTCTAGTATTGGCATAGAGACTATCTTTGAGTACATAGACGAAAGTGGCGACAAGGTTGTATTCTCTGCGGGTAACAATAAAATATTTACAGGGACATCAACACTTACCGACGTAACTCCTGCTGGTTATACGCCTACAGCTAATAACTGGAAGATAGTTAGTTTTAACAACCATGCTTACTTTTTTCAACGTGGTCACGAGCCGCTAATATATACTGATGAGTCTGGCTCTGGTGTTTTAGATAACATTAGCGACCATTCACATTCCACGGGCACTGCCCCTCAAGGTAATGAAGCATGTGCTGCTTTCGGTAGACTCTGGGTAGCTGATGTTACTGGCAACAAGCATACTTTGTTTTTCAGTGATTTACTTAGCGGTCACGCTTGGACAGGGGGTAGCTCAGGGTCACTAGACTTAACTACTGTATTTCCTGAAGGCTTTGATGAGATAGTAGCTGTACGAGAGTTTAACAACTTTTTAGTTATCTTTTGTAAGAGAAGCATTCTATTGTACTCTGGTGCTTCATCTCCTTCCAGCATGACGTTATCTGATGTTATCACTGGCATTGGGTGTATTGAGAGAGACAGCGTACAAGCCATAGGCACAGACTTAATCTTCTTGTCTGAGTCTGGCTTACGTAGCTTAGGTAGAGTTATACAAGAAAAATCTAACCCTATAGGTAACGTGTCTAAGAATGTAAGAGACACAATGATGCTGTCTGTTAACAATGAGACAAACAACATCAAGTCTGTCTACAGTCCAGAAGAATCTTTTTATCTTTTGTTCTTACCAACGTCCTTAGAAGTTTATGCGTTTGACATGAGAGGAACACTAGAGGATGGTAGCTACAGAGCAACTATATGGGCAGGCATAACTGTACTGTCTGGAGCCAGACTTGCAGATGGTACTTTGTACCTTGGTAATGCTAAGGGCATAAATGAGTACGATGAGTTTCTGGATGACACAGATACTTACGTAATGAAGTACTTTACAAACCCTATGTCCTTTGGTGATCCTTCACGAATTAAGATGTTAAAGGAAATATCCTTTACAGTTATAGGCGGCTCAGGTAGTCAAGTAGTTGGCAACTGGGCTTATGATTACACAGAAGGTTACAGTAAACA